TCAGTCTCGCGGAATGTCCAAGAAACGTAGTCATTACCACTTACTTTGGTATCACCCACAGTATTTGTTGTAGTAAACCCATCGCTATTTTGCGTAAAGTAAGTAGGCTGATAGCCTGTTCCTGCCGAACCAGTAGAGCTTGAATCTAAAAGGCCGCTATGATTTCCATCAGAATCTGTAGAAAGAAGCCTATGGCTACCACCTCCAGCTGACCTTTCTTTAATCCAAACCAACCCACCTTCACCAGCAAGGTCAATACCATTACTAATAGATTGACTTGTTGAAGCATTTCCTTCATACAAATAAGTAGAGAACACATCCTCTACATAGATGGATTCTCCACCTGCACCTGCCGCTGCTTGTATTAGCTTCTTACTCATTATGCGAGAGCCTGTCCTGCTGTGAAGCCGTACCAAGTCGTACCGCCGTCATGAGTTATAAAGACAAAGTAATCAACTGCATCAGCCGTGGCTGTGAGTGTTGGTGCTGTGGCTGCGGGCCAATCAACAGATGTTGGCCAAGTAACTGTGTATCCCGAAGCACTAGCGTCTTGTACTAGCTTCAAGGTAAATGAAGAAGACTTGCCACTAGCCGCTGGGTTTGAAAAAGTAAACGTAGTGTTCTCAGTTAGTGTATGAGAAAAGTTCGTACCATCTTGAAGGTTTACAGTCGTAGCGTTAGAACTTGAAGTAACCGCTGTGTACTCTTCTGATATACCATTATCAAAGGTTACTACACCGTTAGCGTCTGCTGTGACGGTCTTGGAAGCTTCTGTTAATCCTAAAGTAGTAATGTCATTGTAGTTGACCTCGGCTGCTGTAGCCGTGAGTCCTAAATTAGTAAGTGCAGTAGCAGCACTGGCAAGGTCTGAAAGATTATTAGCAGTAGCTGCGTAGTCACTTGTTGCTGCTGTGGCTATCGTGCCTAGACCTAAGTTAGTCCGAGCTGTTGCCGCGTTATCCAGATCAGATAGGTTGCTTGTGATCTGTAGGTATCGAGCATCACTCTGTAGCTTTGTGTAAACGTCCGCTAGGCTGAATGCGCCATAGGCCACAATAGATACGTTGTCACCTGTCGTGGCTCCTGTAGTCAGAACAACAGTCGTGCCATTAGTAGCCGTGAAGTCGGTTGTGGGTATTAGCCTAGAACCGTTCAGATATACATCAACAAAGCCCACATCATAGGTAGCGTTAAAGCTAGTCTGCCCGGACGTTGCTGTGTACTCCTGACGCTCGCTAGTGCCATTTACTGCTGAGCCAGCTTCAGTCCACGCCGTCCCGGTATATACGAACATCGTGTCTGATGTGGTGTTGAAGTACAGTTGGCCTGCTGCCGTACCCGTGGGCTGTGTGGCGTAGGCTCCTAAATACTTGCTGTTAAAGTCAGCCAGAGCTGCTTCCGCTCCTGTCTCTGCTGTGGCCGCGTCTGTGGCCGAGGAAGCGGCTGCTGTGGCACTTGTCGCTGCATTGGTTGCAGAAGTCGCTGCCGCTGTAGCTGATGTAGATGCGTTGCTTTCGCTGGTAGCCGCATTGGTAGCACTGGTAGCTGCTGCTGTGGCGCTGTTAGCTGCGTTTGTCTCACTGGTTGCCGCGTTAGTCTCACTCGTAGCTGCGTTAGTCGCAGAAGTTGCAGCAGCCGTTTCTGAGTTAGCCGCATTGGTCTCTGACGTTGCAGCCGCAGTAGCAGAGTTAGCAGCAGCAGTAGCTGAGTTTGAGGCATTGGTAGCAGATGTCGCAGCGTTAGTCTCTGAAGTGGCTGCATTAGTGGCGCTAGTGGCCGCAGCAGTCGCGCTGTTGGCCGCATTCGTTTCAGAAGTAGCCGCGGCTGTTGCTGAATTAGCAGAGTTTGTGGCGCTTGTGGCTGCCGCTGTTGCGCTGTTCGAAGCATTGGTCTCAGAAGTAGCAGCGTTGGTTGCAGATGTAGCCGCCGCTGTAGCAGAAGTCGCAGCCGCCGCAGCACTGGCTGCCGCATCAGCAGATGTGCCTACCCAGTAAGTCGGGCGATTAGCAGCATCTGTAGGATCATTGCCTTGATTGCCTGCTTGCTGAGATGTGTAGAGCACACCGTCAGTTCCGACAGCATTCTGATTGTCTGCGTAGGTTGCCGTAGATATCCAAGCGAAACTCAGCAGCACCCAGTACGATGTCGCGCTGGATGGGTTGTTGTTTAAGTTAGTGTTCTGAAGGCTCTGGTACTGCTCACCATCATAAGTGACTACAGCGCCTTCCTGATAGGTTATGCCTGAGTTCCATTCTACTGAGTAGAGTAGCGTCCAGTATCCTGACGTAGATGTCGGATCGTTGTTCTGGTTACCTGCGGCGAGAGATCGGTAGTATTGACCGTCACTGCCTAATACCACGGCATCAGCACTGTATATCTTCGTAGCTACCCAGCCATCACCGAATACACTGGCAGTCTGACCTACCGGGTCACGAACCAGTATCTGTACGTCATTCTTGTCTACCAGTATCGCCTTAGCAGTACCGCTAAAGAATATGTTTGGCTGCCTACCAGCCGCGCTCAGAATGACCGGATTGGTGTTAGCGATAGTCTGGTTGATGTCGCTGAAGGTATCCTTGAGAGTAGTCGTTCCTGTCTCGTAGAAATATATCTTACCGCTGCTCAGCGGATCGCCAGCGTCATCAAAGTATTGTGCGTTTATCTCGCCGAATCTAGCCATTATTCTTCACCGCTTGTACTGTTCAAAAAGTAATTAGCCACACCTACGGCCAACGCTCTTTCTCTAATATTGGCTGGAACAGTGTTTGCCCAGTTGTTAAATACCTTGCTCTTGATAAAGCTAGCCTCAGCTCTATCTGTGGGCTCTCCTCTTGCAGCTCTTACAATGATTCTCTTAAATGTGGGATCTCCCATCATTTGACTAGCAGCTTTTAGTGTATCCTCTGGAGCAGACTCCAAAGCCCATTTTACCCAACTACCAGCTATAGGTATTTCTCCGAAAAACTTGCTGATGAATCCATTATCGTTATTCATCATCTCCATTGCGTTAGTTATACCAGTTTTGGGAGCAGACGCCGCTGCATCTGCATAAGCCTTTGATATAGACGCTAAGTTATTGAGATATCTTGCACCGCCAGCAGGAAGGTTTTGGAAAAGCAATTCTCTAGCACCAGAGTCTCTCTTTATTTTGTTCCACCAAGCAGCAAATTGACCGGGTGATAATTCTACATTCGTTCTTCCTCCACGAGTAAAAAGACCGCCAAGAGCCGTTACTACAGCTTCTTGTCTCATGCTTTCTGGAACAGCCTCTATAACCTGCTTGAACAACTGGCTGTTTCCCTCAGACAACCGATTCATAGCTCTGGTTAATTGAGGAACAATATTTTTTTCCATATTCCTACCAGCAACATTCTTGGCTATCTCTTCGAGACCTTTTCTCTCAGCAACAAGAGCTTTTGCTGTTTTCCATACCTGAGACATAGCGGGATCAATGTCTCTAAGAGCCTGATCCTGCGCCTCTGTAAGAGCGTCATACAATCTACCGAGCTGGAATGATGCAGCGTCTCCCGCAAACATACCTCTAGACGCGCTACCGTATTGTTCTCCTATTTTTTGCCTTAGCTCATCAAGTCGTGTGTAGGTCATTTGTCCAGCTCTACCAGTTGCTGACATTGATCTTTGCACTTCTCTAAATAACTGCTGCTCTGGCTGAGATAAGTTTCTTACACCGCCTGCATCTATTGCTTTTGACCTAAGCGCGTCCCTAAGCGGACGCAAATTAGTTATCCTAGCTCTAGGATCAATCGTTGCGCTGATCTTTGCGTAAAGAGCATCAGACTGAGACCTCAGACCGTCCATTGTATCGCTCATTTCTTTCTTAATGAGATCATCTACGGCAATTAAGTCCCGGCTTCCTCCAAACTCGTCTATGAAGTTTCCAGCCCTAGCGGATAGCTGATCTATAAACTGCTTCTCCGAGTTAGCCATTGCTGAGCCCGGAATCTGAGCAAGAGCCTGTTCAACTTGAATATATTGAGGATTTTGAGAAACCATTCTTGCCGGAGTAATTTCTTCTAATCCTAACTCTTCAACAGCGCGAGCCCGTCTAGGGTCCGGCTGAACAACATCCGCCATCCGCTCTGCCGCTTGCGGAGCTCGCCCGGTTGTTGCTTCTCTTGCCACCCGGGATATCTCTGGAGCCGCTTCCTCTTCAAGCGTTCCAGCTACCTGACTTCTCATTCTGGCTTCTTGTCTTCCCGCAGAAACCACGCCGGGCAAATCTGAGGCCACGCTAAACATCGGAGCCATAGCTACTTCTCCGACATTAAACTCACCGCCGGCGCTTCTTTGTCCTAACTCTATTGCTGCTTGAGCTGCGGCTTCCAATCCCGCCCGGGTCAACACAGTTCTACCCAAACCAGCAGGAGTTGCCGCAGCGATTGCTGACATTGTTTGGGTAAAATCTCCCCAGCTTAAACCCGGCTTATTAACAACATAAGTTTGAGGATTATCAGGATGTTTTATGTAAACACCGCCTCTTGGCCCTGTGCTTACCTGTATTCTAGGATCGGCAACTTTTAGTATCTGCGCGAATTCGTTTGGATCGAATGTCAAAGCACTAAGAGCACCTAGACCTACACGGCCCATAGCTCCGCTTTCAGGAAGCACCTCGCCGACTCTATAAGGGAGAAGCTCTCTTGCAGATTGCTGCTCAGGAGTAAGAGGAATGTCGGCAACCAGAGTTTCTGACTGCCCTATTTCCCTCAAACCAACAGGATCGCTAGTAACAACAGGAGCTTGACTTCTATCTGGGATTAACTCATCCATTATCTTGCCTACTTAATTTTTACCCTAACGACAGTGCCGTCTGGCTCAGTGTATGAAACCAAACCTCTGTTTACTTGGTCCTTTGTTATATCGCCAGCGTTATAGGCGCTCTGAGCAGCTTGTAAATCAGGAAAAGTTACAGAATCTTGCAGCATTGGGTTAGCTGAAACCTCATCTCTAATCCGGCCTAGAGTTTGCATTCTCTTAGACTCTGGATTGAAGTACGCGCTCATAAATCTTGCGTTAGCACCGAAGTCTGTAGCTGTGTTCTGCAAGTCTGAGTAAGCATCATATATAGATGGTATGCCTGCCGCAGTAACACTGTTAGCCACATTCATAAGCTGGTCAACATTGAAAACCTCTGGATTTGTCGGGTCATAAATTGCTAATAGCTGACGAGTGTCTATACCTCTTCCTGCCAAAACATCAAGAAGAACATTATACGGAGTATCGGCCCCGGCAATTTGCCTAGCATCAGCATCCGTAACAACACCCGGTGATATCAATCGAGCTACGTTCATAATACCCGCATTGATTGCTGATCTGCTTCCGGCTCTCATTTCTTTCTCTAAGCCTTTGACCTTGTTGTAAGCAGTCGTTATCTCATCCACGTTTTGATTGAGCTTTCTAGCGCTAGTACCTACTTCACGCAATTGACTTATAGTTAGCTCGTCTTGCTTCGGCATCTGTATCAGGCCAATCTGATAAGCACTAGCTATCGCAGAATCAAGCGATGGTATAGCAGACATAGGATCATTCATCAGCATCTGCATGAGATTTTGCGTTGCATCACTAGATGCGCCAATCCTGTTTTCTAGTTGAGCCCTGTCTCGCAGAAGCTCAATAGCCTGATTCACGTTTCCAGCGTCCAGCAAACCTCTGATTCTTACAGCGTCCTGAGCAGCAGACTTAGCAAGTGTTTCCTGCATCTGGAAATCCTGCATAGCCTTCTGTCTGTCGTACTGCTCTTGCTGCTGTACTTGCTGCAAAAACTGCGGGCCTTGACCTGTGTACGCAGCCTGCAATCCCTGTAATACAGTGCTTAGCTTTGGGCCTTGCTGCTGTGTAGGCATTCTGCCGCCTAGTAGTAAAGAGTTGTCAGCCATCTGAATATTCCTATCTTAGCCGAAACCAAACGATATTGGGCTTCTGAGAATCCCTGTAGAGCTTACGTTACCGCCGAATTGCATGTTACCGGGATACACTGTTGCGCCAGAAGGAGCTATAGTTGGTTGAGCAAAGTATCCTTGCGGGAAGTAAGAACCTATTTGAAATGTGCTTCCAGTTTGCGTTGGTGTCTGCACTTGTTGCTGCTGCTGCGGGAACATCTCAGCCAATTGCGAACCAACTACCGCACCGCCAAGAGCGCCAACAATCGGGCTCTGGCCGACAAATGTCTGAGCCGGAGGAACGCCAGCAAGTTGAGAGCCTATGTTGGTATAGCCTTGAGCCTGCAACTGCGCTAATTCAGTCTGTGCGGCAGCATCACCCGCTGCGGCTGACTGCTGCAAGCGGCTTATTAAATCAGCCTGACCAGCAATTAAACCTTGCGTCCCTAAGCCTTGCTCTCTTTGCAAATTAGCAAGCTGAGATGCTGCCGTACCAAACTGGCCTGCGAGCTGTTCGCCTGCGCGAGTTCTCATGCCTGCTACGTTCAGTCCTGTCTGAGCCGCAAGGTCTGCTGCGCGAGTACCGATACCCAGCGCAATGTTGGAGCGGCCTGCACCCAATCCTGTGAGTAGATCAGACTCTCTCACGCCTAACTGCTGCGCCAGATTAGCCAACTGCGTACCCTGCTGAGTAGCAGCTTGCAATCCAGAAGTACCGCCGAGCACACCCAGATTAGCTAATTGCTGAGCGCCGCCTGTGGCGATATTAGCCGCACTGCCTCTAGCGCCAAGCCCTTGAGCTGACAGCGCCTGAAGGTTAGCTATCTGGTTCTGCAAGTCCTGTGAGGCCAATCCGGTTCCGTACCGGGCCAGCTCCTGCATGACTCTACCGCCTCCCAGACCGCCTCTGGCGGCTGCTGTACGAAGAGCTGCACGCTCACCCTGCTCTCGCAGGAATTGCATCTGTGGGCTCTCCTGATAAGCCTGCTGGAATGCCTCTGGGCCTAACGCGCCAGAGAGTGCCATTTGCTGTTGCAGCGCCTGACCGCCAGCCTGAGCGTATGGATCAAACATACCCTCTGCTCTTTGAAAGCCTGACTCAATATCAGCCCTAGCTCCTCCCAGAGCCTGCTGTAGAGCGCTTATGCCGGTCTGAGTACCCTGCATGATGTCTTGTCTGGCTTGGCCTATACCGCCTCTCAGGGCTCCTATGCCGCCCATTGTGCCAGCAGTTAGCTCTCTTCCTGCTGCGCCTGCGGTAGTACCTAAGAGCCCTGCCGCAGTTCCTGCACCGCCTAACGCAGCTCGTTCTGCTGCTGCCAGACCTACAGGCAGTTGTGCGCCAGCCATCGCGCCTGTTCTGATATCTCTCCTTAGGTTTGGATCAGTTGCATCAGGCACTGTAGTAGCTGCCGGAGTTGTAACTGTAGTAGCTGCCGGAGTTGTAACTGTACCGCCCGGCGTAGGAGTCAACGTGGCTCCCGTAGGAGGCGGCTCTGGAGTTGTTTGAAATGTACGTTCCAGCTCTGTAACCGGAATACCAGTGTCACCTGACAGATTCATTAACGCAACACGCTCTGATGTGCCGTCAGAAGTCAGCCCAGAAAGCACCTGAGACGCTCCCTGATCCGCTATCTGGCCTCTTAGCGTGGCTGCCGCCGTAGCCCTAGCCTCAGCTCCGCGTTGCGCTGCTGCCGCCCTGTCTGCCTCTACTTGTGCGAGACGGGCGTTCTCTGCCTCTATGGCAGCTATTCTTGCTGCTTGCGCATCTCGAGTTTGCTGGCTTTGAGAAATAGGCGTTCCGCTTGCAACCGCACCAGCGGCTCCAGAAGTGTCAATCTTTTCTGCTAGATTTGACTGCTTCTCTATGACCTGCTCAATCGGAGGCGCATCGTTTATAACCTCGTTGTAAGCCTGCCTCGCTACCGCAGGATCAACACCCAAAACATTGGCGACATAATCAACGTCAGCGCCAACATCATCCATTAACCTTGCGATCTCTGGAACCGTGGCGTTTGGCGTAGACTTTATAAAGTCGAGAACAATAAACTCGGCTTCTCTTACGCCTTCTGTATCTTCTCGCTTGCCTCTAATCATAACGGTATATTTCCATCTGTCTGAAAGCGCATCATCGCCTGTTGCATTTGATCAACTGGCGCGGCTGCTTGCATATTTGCTTGCGGCGCACCCTGACCTTGAGACACCGGCGTAAATTGCATTTGCTCTGGATTTATAAGCGGATCAAGCACGCCGTAATCTAACTGACCGCCGACATTCTGAGCCTGCGGCATATATCCTAAAGAGCCAGTTCCAAGTATTGCAGATTGCATAAACGGCTGAGCTTCAGCGATTCGCTGCTGGGCCATATAGTTGCCTTCCCGGAATTGTTCTAGCTGCGGTCTGAACATTGAACCAGCCAGCGCCAGAGCCCTGTTTGCGCTTTCTTGCCTGATATCCTGAGATCGCTGATATGCCGGAGCTAACGGTTGCAAAGCCTTTTGACCAAACTCTCTGATCAATGCCATTTGCTCTGCTCGCTGCTGAGCAGATTGAGCGGCAGCTTCCTCGCCCATCTTGTTGGCTTCTCTTTGGCCCATATAACCAAGAGCAGTGCTGCCTATGGCAGTTAAGCCCTTAGCGCCTCCAAGAGCCCCAGCTATGCCCTTTCCTGCCGCAATTAAAGGTCCCAAAAATGCCGCCATAATATTCTCCTAAACCGCTATCCAGCCACGGGTACGGTCACCGCCGATCTCTGGCTGCATCTTTCTATATTGAATTGATCCCGCACTTCCAGTGGTGTCGAGATATAAACTAAACTGTACCGCCTCAACAACTCCCTCCGGGCTTCCTGCACCCGTGATAGGAATAGACAGCGAGGCTTCCTGCGTAAACTGCCTAAATGGCTGCTCCATCGTGCCGTTAGCGTCAACTATCGGCTGTGCTGCGTTTAACTTGTAGCTCATTGCGTTGCCACGATATCAGCAGTCATCTGTATAAATACAGGCTTCACAGGGTCACTGATCGTGAACCGAAACAGCTCGAACCTCGAAGCCCTGCCATTGCGATTCCATATCACCCTGCGGTTATATTCACCAACCTTACCAACGCTACGGAGTCTCATGTCGCTCCACACCTTTGCGTCAGTGCTGCGCTCCAAACCTACCTGCGGATCAACTGCGTCAGCGTTGCCTACTCCGCTCTCAACGGTAAGCTCCAACTCCGGAACAACAAAGCTCTCCATATTGTTCTGGAAAGGCTGAGTAACTATTGTCCTGCGTATCTCTGTCCCATACTCGGTGTAGGTATCCTGATCTAAAAGACCTATGCGCCCATCTACCAGATCACCAGCCCACAACTGATTGTAAGCCCTCACCAACGCAGTTACGCGATAAGCACCAAGAGAACCATCTACAAATGACTTCCTTTCGTGCCATCGCTTGCTAATCGTGTCATATACCAGCGTAGTACCCGGCAACGCAAAGCCAACAAAGTACGCGCCTTTCTCTGCGTATGCCCAGCTAAATATGTCTGCTACCTGCGTTTCAGTCAGCTCGCTGAGCTCCTTGTCTATAGCAGTCGTAGATATCTTTACTACGTTGTTACCATTCAGAGCCCAGATGGCCGGTGACTCGTTAGCACCAGCGCCAACAAACACAAACGTATCCTGTATGGACTGAATGCTAAACGGGCTCGATATGCCCTTGCTCAAGAACAACCCTGTCCGCTGAAACGGAAAGTCAGCACCGCCAATGTTTTGAAATGCTTCTATCGTCTGTGAACCGCCGATAAATAGCTGGTTCTTAAATACAACCGGAGCAACAATCTCATCCGGATCAGACTCAGCAGTACCGAAGTCTAGTGCGTTATACGACAGACCATCATTCAGAGCACTGACAATAAACTTCTTAGAATCTGTAGTAAGACAAAAATAACCATCTATATAGACTACCTGCTGCGGGTTACCGTTAGCTGTGAAGTCAGCATCCGTAATCTGAGCGAACGAATCCGTAACGTGGTTGTAAATGTAGCCGTTACCTCCCGGCACTAAAACCAGCATCTGCGTACCATTGTCAGCCATTGATACTCTGCCAGATCCGTCTATTTGACCGTGATCTGTTAGAACATAGCTGGCTGACATACTGTATAGCTTTCCATCAATAACAAAGTAAGGCACACCGTTCATTTCATGTGCGCCACGGCAGTTATTGATGTCACTTGCGCTAGCTACTTGTGTAAGACCGGGCGTGCCAAACAGAGTCTCCTGATTTAACGCAGGAGCCTGAGCTATATTCGGATAGAAGTTAGTGCATTCCTGAGCCGATATCGGCAGAGAATCGCTCTCATAATATCCGTGAGCTATTGGCAAAATAACCTTCGGCATTAGTTCACAATACCCACAATTGCATCAATCAAAACAACATTATCTGTGCTCGTATCGTTACCAATATAAAGCTCAATGTAATCATTTTGCGCCAAGGAAACATTGAAAAACGTAGAAGCATTGGCAGACTCGGCTGAATCAACCTTTCTGGTTATTTTGCTGCCAGCTTCAATTGTTCCGTTTTTAGCAACCTGTATGAATACTTCTTGATTGTTTGCAGAAACAGGACTAAACGTAGCACTAACGTGAACAGCAGCAACTCTCGCAGTAGTACCGTTGTAGACAATCTTTCCTGTTGTATCTCCTGTGAATCCAGACTGTATGCCAACAACATAGGTTGCAGAAGCCTTAACGGGAGTGCCAGCAGTTGATATTGTTGTTGCTCCAGTGTTTCCTTGAACACTAACCTGAGCGTATGGTTGCGCTTCAGCGTCAATCGTAACGTAGTTGCTTGTTGATGTTACGCTTATTCCGTTTCCTCCAACAATACTCGCTATATCAGGAGTTGCGTCCGTTACGTTAAGTAACAACGGAGAGCCAGTAGAATCAGCAGCAAAGTTATGCTTTAGCTCAACGCCGTTCTGAGCCGATACACTAGCCAGTATGCCAGCGCCGCTCTCTATGTTTCTGATCTTGTTTACTGTGCCATCAATGTCCAGAACAGCCGTTCCGGTAGGATCACCAGTTTGCGTGATCGAGCCAGTAACACCCAGACCTCCAACAAAGTTGGCATAGGTAATCTTGTAATTTGTGCCGTTTACAAAGTAGTCCATAAACGCGCCAGACTCTACTGTGGTCTTCGCAACAAAATCGGACTTCTTCCTGCCTTGTGATCTATCAACCATTAGTATTTAGCTCCAATCCTATTGCGCCAGTAGACTCAGCCAGTATCTCCTCTTCTGACTCAGGATAGAAATGACCGGGAAAGCCAAACAGCGTATCTTCGTTTCCTGATCCAATGGGAAGTGTTGCAGGCATCTTGCTCTCACCCATTGTCTGACCTATCAACCGCATTGTGTTGAATCCATCACGCGCAGCCTTGATCAGACCTTGTGAGATCACACCGTTGTAGTCAGGCGCAACCTCTATCGCCATATTGGCAATCAAGCCTCTCAGAGCGCCTGTGGGAATCGTTACGTCATCACCTAAGTCAGATACCTCTGTGTATCCTAACTGGACTCCCTGAGCGTCTAGCTCGCTCATATAGTTGTTCATCGCGAAGATGAAATCATTGTACTCATCTGGCTGGAGCGGAGATTCGCTCGCCTGCACTAGAATTCTTTGTAAGGATGCCTTAGCAACCTGCGCGACAGTAGCCATTACTCGTAAGTATTTCCGTTCATGTCTTTTTTGGGTGAGCGTTTAGTGCGCTTTTTTCTGCGCGCCTTTTCTGCCTGTTTCATACCTTCTTTGGTATATGGAAACTTCTTACCGTTTACGTTTGGCATGACTACCTCACTCAAATTTAGCTTTAGACGTTTTCTTTTTGCTCTTTGACTTCTCAAGAGCCTCAGCAGTTGGCGCGCCCTTTGAGCCGGGCTTTCTCATACGCTCAACCTTCTTGCCTGCCTTCTTCTGTCGTTCGATCCTTTTGCGCTTGGCGTGGATGTTATCCCACAATCCTTTTTTCTTGCCTGTCTTACTCATATTTGGCCTTCATTGACTTAGCGCCCTTACACTTCCAGCGCTTGCGACTCAGATTGTTAGGAGTATTCGGATCGTTTTGCTTTTCCTTTGATAGCCCCTTCTTAATACCAAGAGACCGAGCACAGTAGGAATCACCCTTAGCTGTACCCGGCCTAACTCTTGGACCACCGCCTTTGGCCTTACCAGCCTGCCCGTAGGAGACCTTCTTGCCGCTGGCGGTGACCTTTACTTTAGCTTTGCCTTTTTGCGGTTTAGCCATAAAAAAAAGTAGGGAGCCGAAGCTCCCTCAAAAACCTCAGGAGTTATACGCCGAAGCCTTGTCCAGCCATAAACGGATTGAATGTTGCGTATGCAGGCAACAAGTCAAAACGAATCTTCTGGGTGTTGGCATCACCATCTGCGTACTTACTTACACGGATGCTCATACCGTCTTCGGTAGTTGCAATAGTGTCTGTAGAGTACAGCTTAGGCAGCTTGACAGTACCCATACCAAAAGCCTGCTTAGTGAAGAACAGGTTTGGCTGATACAGAGTAGCTGAAGCACTCAGGATAGTAACAACAGCACCGTTGGCTGGTGCAGCGTCTACAGTGTTGTACTGACCATTAGCCTCATAGATCGCAGGGCCTGCAACGACAATGTTACCCGCACCGCCAGTAAGAGTTACATCAGCAGTCACAACACCTGTCCAAGCCACGTTGGCTCCAGAGGCATCGATCATAGCTGTGCGAGTGTCTAGGTTCAGACGGTTCACATCAGCGATAGTGACCATATCACCAGCCTTCACAACCATACCAGAAGTGAATCCAGTAACAGCCAGAGTCTGAGTCATAGTGTCTTTCGCTGTGACGTAAGTCGCATCAGGAGCGGCAGACAAAGTACCCGCACGGTCAGCGCCAGTGCCAGAAGTAAAGCTAGCCAGAGCGTTAGAAGTCAGAGCTCGCATACCGCCGAAGTTCTGAGAGATTTGTGCATTCTCCCAAGCAGTGCGAACCAACTGATCAGACGCATTCAGGCCATTCTGTACGTTAGCAAGTGCGCTAGTGGTGAAAGGGTTCATCAGGTAGTAACGCTCTGCCGCAGCAGGTACGCCGATGGAATCCATCAGTGCGCCGGCGCCTGCGACATCACCCCAAGCATCAACGGCAGTACCGTGAGAACCATACTTCAGAGAAGAGTTCTTGAGCATATAGCTAGCAAGATCAATCTCAAGGTCAGTCACGATGCGGCGTGCCATAGGAGCAAGAATCTGCTCCAACTGATCAAGCTCAAGAGCTTCTTCCACGTTGCCCCACTCGGTAGCTACGGTGAAGTAGTTCTGAACAGTACCAGTTGCTTTACCAGCAATGATGTCTGACTTAGTGGACGATGAAATGTCACCGCCAGAAGTACGAATGGAGTTGTAGTCGTGCGGACGCTTGAAGTCTACAGTGCTACCACTTGAAGGGTTGAATTTGCCACTCAGGAGTTGAGTGTCTACGGTTTTAGTAACAACCCGGCTGGACTCGAATGCCTCTAAAAAGACACGAGCCACCTTCCGGGTGACGTTGCTGTTAAGATTATTAGCCATTTTCGGATCACCTCATTCATTCGAAAATCGCCCCCTTCGGTCCTCGCGCTTTAGGCGCTACACCAGCTTTTGCTGGCTGCTCAACCGGGTCAGGAGCGGCATTTACTTTAGGTTTCAATGCAGCAGCCTTTTCTCGTACATGAGTCGCTATCCTTACAGCAGCTTGCGCCGGGCTCATTGCCCGGATGGTGTCTAGCTCGGTCACGTTCTGACTGAGGTACTTCGTTATCGCCGGTCCCAGATCGTCTTCTAAGATATAGTTGACTACATCATCCGAGATGCCAAACGAAGCGACAGCATTACCTGCTGCCTGTAATTCCTCGTTAGAAATGCCAAGCTGCACAGCTCGCTGCGAGTAGGTAGATACCTTCTCGTTCAAAGCCTCCTGCTCTTTCATCAGCTGTTCATGCTGCAAACGCTGTACTTCCTGTTGTTGGAAGCGCTGTTGTGCGTCAAACGCAGCCTGTCTAGCTATGGCTTCATCGCGCAGTCGGAGTTGCTGCTGGTACTCCTGATCACTCAGGGCGTACGGGTCAGGCTCCTTCGGCACGTTCGGCCTTTCCTGTTTGGGCATCTGCTGCTCAAGGGCTTGCAATCGCTGCTTTAGCTCTTCGGCCTCTCGCTCTTTATCCCTGAGCTTCATGACCTTTTCAGCTATACCGCGGTTGTATGCCTCTTGCTGCACCGGGTCAAATCTGGCCCGGACCTGACGCCAATCAGGATCGGTTTGTTTCTCCTGAACCTCTTCAGTATCCGTAGATGAGTCGGAATCAGTTTCCTGATCTTCAGTTTCTACCTCTTCAAGCTCTATTTCAGCCTCATCGAGCGTATCTTCTGGTTGCATCTTACCTTCCATAAATGCCGTCAAATAAACGGTGACGTTCCGTGCCTCCAAGAAAGCGTGGAGTTCGCTATGGCGTTACTATACCACATATTGTGGTTTTGCAACTATTTTAGGCGGGAGCGGCAAACTTTGGCCCGGTTCGTTATAGATTTACACCGGAGGACTTGCACCTCTATTACACTCCCATAAACTTTGTTATACTAATGTTATGAAACTTCAAACAAATAGTTCTCTTAGCCTTGATTGGTACGAAGCAGTTGAAAGTGATTGGCAAAACTTTGAAAGTGCCGATCTACTTAACCAGTTGATGATGGACGATGGCGTTGCCTCCGATGACCGATTCATAATTTGTAAGCATTATGAAAAGTTACGGTCTGACCAACCCTCGTCTAATTAAATCATCTACCATTTCTCGCGTAATAATACCGTGACCTCCGGGTAAGAAGGCTTTCATTGTAGGGCTCGAAAGTGATCCCCCTATAGGAAAGTCTCTGCCTGCATCTAACTGTTTCTGCCTAAAATTGTAAAATCCTTTATCTTGCGTTCCAGCTAAAGGATTAAACTCAAATATATTTACCTTCTCGGTATCTCTTAATGCGCCTAGCGGCCTGCCCAGTAGCGCTGACTCATACGAAGGATGATCTGAATCCAAAAACCTTCTATCTGCAACGGCTTGCGGGTCAAGCTCGTAGATCATGTCTATATCACCGAATACGGGCTCAAATTGAGTTGGATCAGTAACAATCGCTCTTGCTTGCGATCTGCTTAATGATCCAGCGTCTCTAAACTCATCTAACGCTTTGGTAACCGCCTTCCTATCTCCTCCAAGCTCTTTAAGATACTCAGGAGTAGCGTTATCAATACCAACCCAATCAGGGATTGGCTTCTTGTCATCTGTTTTAGATCCTGTGCCTTCTCGGATGCGCCTATCTAACGCAATTTTATCTGACCTGCTCATAACTTGCTGAGCATACGGAACCATTATGTCCGTGCTCATTGTTGCGAAGTCTGGGCTTGCTGGCCTCATTCCAAAAGGAATAAACGCTACTGGTCTTCCTCCGAGAGCTTGAGCCGCAGCCGCTCTATTTAGCTGCCCCATTACGGCTCCGGGCGCTGAAGCGAATGCAATGCCTCTTTCTAAATTCTGAGGCTGTAAACCAAAATATTTACCGCCTCGCATCACCGCGTTTACTGGAACGTCATTCACTGAAGTTACTGTTTCTAGCCCGCTTCGTGATGTATCGGACATACCCGTGATAAATGGTCGATCAACTAAATCCTCTGCACTCACAATAGGAGCAGAAGAGATAACTGGGTCAGTCATTTCAACAGTCATTTCATTTACTGACTTAGGATCACCAACTCTCATCAACAATTCTGTATCTCTCGTTACTTCTGGGATGTCTCCTCCGAAGTAACGGCGTAAACTTGACTCGCTTGTCTTGATTCCTTTTGCCGCAGCATCACCGACAACAGGAATCATACCAGCAGCCAGAGCCGTTGAATCTACAGCAGTGCCAATCAGGTCACCAGAGCCAATAGATTGACGCAGGTCTCCTACGCCCATCGCATCGCCTACCCCGGGAATAAAGTCCAGCGATCCTACCGCAGTATCTACCAACTGGCCTGTGCGATAACCTTCTCTGCCTGCAATATTACTGCCGCCAAAGTAGTTGTTGAGAAATGATCGAGCGGTCTCTCTGAACGCAGGATTGAACGGATTGTATGAGACAGGCGCAGCCATCACGCTCTGATTGGACGGCACAGGAGCCTGCGCTGTTATGCCTCTGCGGCTCAGCTCTCTCGCGGCTTCCTGTCTGTCCCTCTCGTCAACCGGCAAAGGATTCTGCTGCGTGTAGCCAGACAAGTCCTCTACGTTCATCAGGGACGTAGTAGGTTCAGGAACAAACTGGCGCAGAGATGTTTGCTCAGCCACCGTTCACAATCCTCATCAGGTCCATATCGGACATCATTGACATCCGGGCTCTACGCTCCTGCTCGTCCATCATGTCGGACATCTTCTCTTGATTGTCGAGCTGATCGCCGAATGCCTTAATGTTGGTGTGATCAATGACAGCGCCCGCCTTTTCAGCCTCTACCTGCGCCTTGATGCGATTGGTCTGGGCATTGAAGACATCAACCTGAGTCTTAGCCTGCTCCGCTACTAGCTCGTTCTGATCGTTCTGGGCCTGTAGCTGTATCTTGAGCGTCTCGTTCTGCACCTTCTGAGCGTCAATCTGGGCCTTCATCATGTCGGCCTGAGCCTTCATCTGCTCTGCCTGTGCGAGCACCATAGCGGGATCAGGAGCCTGTCCCTGTCCCTGCGCCTGCATCTTGGCGGCCATCTCTTGCAACTCTTCCTCGGTCATCTGAGATTGAGGAATGAGACCTTGAGCAATCATCTGCATGCGCTTGCGCTCTGCAATCTGTGACGCGGCTGGCGTAGAGATGTTCTGGAGCAACAGGTCACCAGCGATCTGCATCAGGCTGGGATCAGTCTGTGCCAGTGTCGTAATGGCCTCAATGGTCTCCTGCTGACGGTTGCGGAAGCTGGGACCAGCCCGACAGGTAACGTCATAGGTTCCAACTTGCAGATCATTGACGGTGACAATCTCGCCTGTAGCGTTGTCAATAACCTTCTGATTGATCGGGACCATATCATAGGACTCATCCTCCCGGAGTATCCTGACCTGTCGCTCGGTGTCGTACACCATAGGAATAGCATCCTTCAGGAGCCTTCCTGTGGCCGCTACAGCGATTTCTATGCTTCTGCTGTACTTGAACGTGCTGTTA